ATAACCTTTTTTTGTAATTAAACTTTTAATATTTTCCCGCATTTTGTGTTTTTTACTTCTACATGCTTCTAAAATATCTTGAGTATTTTCATTAACTAGGTTATTTTTTACACTATACATTAAGAAGCGATTTAAATTGTTTATGTTGCTGACTGTTTCCGTAATATGATTTCCAAAATCATCATAAACATATCCACCTTCAGATACATGACGTAACATTGCTTTTGCACCTGACAAATTAGTAAACGGTAGCTTATTTCTTTCTCCATTAGATTCTATAAAAATCTGAGATATATTTCTAGATCGTGATCCTCTAGATTCTTCGTTTACAGCGGATTTGTGCCTTATAATTAATCTAGCACCTTCACATGTTATGTAACTTGTTTTTGTGGATCCAAAAGGTTTTTGTATTGTTTCATTTAAATCATTCATAGTATAAGTATCCTGTTTTATTCTAAACGCAAAATCTTTAGGCACTAAATGTTTACCATATTGCTTAACTTGCCAATTGTAACCAAATTTCTTTACAGTATTTTTTATTTTACTTATCATTTCTTTTAAATCTTGATAATCAGCTTGTCTACCAAGATAAAATCGTACTGATTCAGTCTCAATAATTATCATGCTACCTATATCTGTAAGATATAGGTGTGCTGCTTCCAATGGATCAACAGTATATTTTCCTTGATCTGTAAAAAGTTTTACAGAATGAGAATAACTTTTTACTATATCAAATACATGTTTACCTACAATTTCTTCTGCAGCCATAATAATTTATCCTTTAAATTATTTATCAAATCATTGCAATTGGCATAGGCATAATAATATCATCATTAGCAATACTATCAGCTAATTTACTATATAAATCAGCCTCGAAATTCATTACATAATTTATTATTATAGTAATTAACAAAGTACTCATAACCAAATCATCATGTTCGCCTTCTTTTGCAGCAAAACTGGGACCATGTGCAACAAATGTTTTTATTTCTTTAGTTAAATTTCTACTTAATATTTTTATTTTTTCATGCTCTACAAAATATTTCAATCTTGCACAAGCATCTACTTTTGTTTTTAATGTTGTTGTCAGTCCCCGTGCTTTACGGGGATTATCATGTACCCAACTACCAGGAAAATTTTCTTCTCCCATTTCCATTAACATTTTAACAACTGCTCTACCTACACCATTATTTTCCAAACTCCAATAAACATGATTTTCTGGAATAGTTTCATTTAATTTTTGCAAAATTAATTGCAATACCTGTAACTGACCCTTCATGTCAGTTTTGTTGTTTTGCCATTCTGCAACTTGTACCATGTCAGGTAAACTAAAAACTTCTATAGCAGCATAATCACTACCAGTTCCAAAACTAGGATCAAGAGCAACAGCATAAATTTTATCTTTATAGATATCTTGATACCACCTAATATTTGCATCAACTCTAACAGGGTCAACTCCTTCCATTGTAACTAATTTTAATGGATTTATAAGCGTCTCATCTGCTGTAATAAACTCACAATTATGCTCACGTCTAAAACGTTCTTCTCCTATTTTTTGACGCTCATTTTCTGCCCAATCATCATCTCTATCTGGATGTTCGCTCCAGTGACACATATATCTCTTAAAACCGTTTTTGCCCTGTTCAGTTATATTTCCATATTCATCCTCAGGATTGCTTGCTTTCCATATTTGTGCAAATTGGTCATTATCCTGATTAGGCGTGCTAGTGATAATACATTTACCGCCAGTTGCTAAAGTAGGACTAAGTGATGTCCAAAACTCATTAGCTATTCTAGGAGGGACAAATGCAAATTCGTCTAAGTAAACTAGTGTCAAACTCATACCACGTCCAGTGTTTTCTGTTGTAGCTTGAGCAACTATTCTGCTACCATTATCAAATTCTATACTACCTTTGTTGTAACTTGTAGCACCTGCTTTAATCCATTCAGGCAATGTTTCGTATGCAAACCTTAATCTTGTCATAATTTCGCTAGCACCTAAATATTTGTTACTAGCTACCAAAATAGTACTATCAGGTTTAAACATGGCATACCATAATAGATATGCAGCGGCTGTAGTACTTTTACCAGTTTGCCTAGGCAACATTGCTATGCTATATCTAAAATCATTATAAACTTCTATTAGTTCTTTTTGAAATGGATATAGATGAAACTTCATCCTGCCTTTTACAGGATGCTGAACATTACAATATGTTTCTATAAAGTAGATAGGATCAGTCATACATCGTGCAAGCTCTTGGACTTGCACGTTTGTAAAGTTTTGAGTTAAATGAGGTTTTTTAACAAGAACTGTATCAGCCACTCTCATGCGGCCTCAGGTTGTGTTTCCTTTCCCAAATCAGCTTTAATTCTACTAGCTAATGTAAGGTCATTGGTTATTATATCAAGTAGTTTACCAAGAACATCAGCTAATACTTTACGTTGTGCCATTCCTGGTCTTATACCTTTTTCAAATTGATTAATTGCAGATCTAAAAGTTCCTAACTGTTCATCATTTAACAATCCAGCTTTTACTAATGGCATCATCCTAGTAATAATAGTTTGTACATTATTAGGATTCATTTCTGGCTGTGCTGTTAATGGTCCTGTCATATCTACTTCAGGAGCTTCATTTGTTCTTTTTTTTAAAGCTACAAGAGGATCTACGTCTTCACATTGTGCTTTAGCTCTCATTTTATTTAAATAATCTGGATCATTTCTATCTAAGGGCTCATTACAATAACCAGCCTTAGTTTTCATATGTTGTTCACGTTCTTTCATTCGCTGATCTAAACTTTTTCCTTTTGGGTCAACTTTATTTTTTCCTATACCAAAATCAACACCTGCTGCACCTAAAGCTTTTTTCCCTACAAAATCTAAAGCAGCCTGACCCAATTCTCCAAATTCAGATAAAGTATCTTCTTTCATATGACTTGCAAGCTCATCATAATCTTTATCTGATTTGGTTCTATCTTTTTGCTTCATTTTTTTCCTAGCATCTTTTTCTTGCTGAGATAAAAATTTTTCCATGTCTTGTTTACCTGCTTTTGTAGCGTTATCTAATTCTGCATAAGGATCAGATTCTTGTATAGACTCTTGTTTTTTCTTTTTGCTTTTGAAAAAATCAGAAATATCGTCTAAACTAACACCAACACTTAAAGGTCCTTTTCCTAAACTTAAACTAGGACTTACACGAGTTTTGTTATCTTTTCCTTTGCTAACTCTTCCTCCTAAACCTACATTCAAACCACTATTTCCCATTGCCTTTTTAAAAAGGTCTAGTCCTACACTCCAATCTGCTTCGCAAAATTCTTGATATCTCTTGTGCATATCAGACTCTTTTAAAGGATTATCTCCATACTGTGCAAAAGCATTAGGATCTGCTTGTTTGGCTTTGGCTTGATTTTGATATGAATATTCATCAAAATCATCAGAACTTACTACAACATCTTTTCTACCATGAAATCGATCTGTTGCATTTTTAAATTCTGTTCCTGCATCTTCCGTATGATCAGTTTCTTCATGCATACCTCCACAACCACAACTAGATACTGGCTCAGCTTCAGGTTCCATTTGGTCAGGAACAGGAATCATAACTGGCTCTGATTGTTGTGGTGCTGCTATACCTGCTAATTTAAGCAAGTCTTGTAAATCTACAACAACTTCCATCTCAACTTCCTATAGGACTTTTGTTCCCTGACTGAGGAACTTCAGGAGCAGCCGCTTCAGGTACCTTTGCTGCAAATTCCTGTTTTGTTTTCTTTTCTCTTAAACTTTTAAGAAATTCCATATTGTATTCATCACCATATAATTTTTTAGCAGGTTGTGCATCTACATTCCTGTCTTGGGCTAAAACATATTCCCCTTCTTTTTCTTGTAATTCTTCTTGATATTTTTCTAAGGGTTCATCAGGATGTTTTACTGCAACATTGCTAGGGTTTAACATTAAATGATCTACTAAATTTTGTTTAAGTACATGTGATGTAGTTGGATAGTTTAAAACACAATCTATTACATAAACTTCTGTACTTGCATTTTTCCTGTGAAAGTCAAAAGGTTGGGCTTGTGCCATTGTCTTTTTAGGAGAACTAACACTTACTACACCATATTTTTCTAATTCTCGTTCTAGTCGCTCTGAAAATCTCTCTGGTAAATCTTCACCAAAAGGTTGTGCAACTTTAATACGAAAGGGGTATTCTTTCTTTGTATTTTCAATATATTCGAATAAAGTGGCCATAATTTATTCCTGAATTCTTTTTATTATTTATCATTCTGTTCATTTAATTGGTTTAATAAACTATTACGATCTATACGTATTACTTTTTCCGTTTCTATTGTATCAGGTGTAGATGTATTATTAGTTTGTTGGTCTAATCGTAATTTTTTAAGTTGTAATTCAATTGCTCTTAACTTTCTATCAGCTTTAGAATTTTTAGCATCTATAGCATTTTTTAACATAGCATGAGCAGCAGCAAAAACATGTCCTGCATGTCTATCCTCTACATTAAATCCTAATTGCATTAAGTCGTCGAATGCCTTTACTGCTTTGTCAGCATATATGTCCATATCACCATCAGTAGATTCTACTCCAGTAATTTGAGGTAAAGCACTATCAATTTTTTTTGCTAAATCAAGTTGTTCTTGTGCTTTATCAATAGGAACATATTCAGTTATTTCCTCATAACCTTCAGTAAATTCCTCCTCTTCATTTACAGAAGGAAGATTAAATAATTCTTCTAATTTTTTTGTCATTTTTTGGTTTGTGGTTTGTTAAAGATATCTCGTTCTGTAACTACTCTAAACCTTACGCCATTTTTTTTAGACCATGCTTGAGCTGCTTGCCATTTAGCTAAATTAACAACACTAGCAAATTTATCTTTTTTGCTTTTAGCATTTTCTATTGAGGTTTGATTGTATGGTTTAATTTCTATTAATTCTGCATGTTGTTTACCATTTTTATCTTGATAAACAATAAAAAAATCTGGAACATAGTTAGTTATTCTTCCATCTAATGGATGTTTATATGGAATACGCTGCCCTTCACTACTCCAGTATATTATGTTAGGATGATTATCACACATTCGCATAAAAACCAATTCCCAACCTGATCTATATCTAGGTTTTGTACTACCTTTGTACTTATTAGGATTGCAACACTCGTAAATACCTTGTTGATAAGTCATTAATCATCTTCCTTATATTCACTTAGAAGATATTCTACATGCTGAGGCTGTACAGTAACAGTAATAATTTGTGGTTCACTACTAGAATAATTAAATACACTACCTGTAATTGCTGTTATTTTATTATACCTTAATTCTAATAAATCTACAGTATCATTTTTTTCTAAGTTATTTTCAGGTCCTACATACCCTCTAAAAATTTTTATAGAAGGTATAGAATAATGTTGTGAAGCTGGTTTATATCCATACCAACTAAATCCAGCCTGTTTGTCATCTGGACCCATTAAAAAATTAATTGGTGGAGTAATTCCTCCTAAATTATAATAATTATAAAATAATACTTTAGTAAAAAACTCATCAGATAAATTATTTTGTGTACTATATATAGAAAAACTTACAGGGTTAAATCTTAATCTTGTTTGGACAGTTCTAGGAATATTATAAGAATTTAAAGTAATGTTATCTACACTAATACCAGGATAATCTATTGAATGTACTAACGGACTATTAAAACTTCGCAACTCTTCTTGTACTGTATTTTGTTCATTTAGTGAATAAGACCAATACTGTATTCCAACAAAAAACTGGTATGACAACCTAGGTGTAGTATTAACATAACCTGTGTTGTCATCCCCTTGACCATATACTAAAGAAGCTAAGTTTTTAACCATTAGCTAATCAACCTGTAGATAAAACTTGCGGTATAGGATTTACAAGTCGTTGCATGTCTGTGTATATGGCTTGATCATATTGTATTGTTGCTGTAATTGTTAAAGCATCACTTGTAGCATAATTATTTTCTTGATAATTAATACTTTCTATGTAACAACCACTTAATGTCCAAGTATCAAGTTTTTCTATTTCTGCAGTTCCTGTATTACCACCAGTCAAAGTTGAAATTTCCATTCCAAATTTATACTGTGCTGCAGCAACAGGAGCACTTTGTTGCAAATGCTCTAATTGTCTTTGCATCTGGGCATTTAACGTTGAACTAACAAAGTTATTTATATCATCTCTAAATGTTACGTCAATAGGTTGCCATGTATGTTTACCGCCCATATATATTGTACTATTATAAGTATGAACAGTAACTTTTTCATGATTAAGGGTAGGTCTACCAACTGTATTTACATTTTGAGATAAGTATTTACTGCCTGTAAGTAAAGTTGAATCATTAAAAGCAAATTCAACTAAAAACCTATATTGCAATTTAGGCATCAATGCAATACTTGCAGCTTCAGAAGAAATTGGTACCCCAAATTTATCTAAATTATTAGCCATTTTGTTAATTACTCCAAATCTATTAAATATATTTAGCTTTTAATTAAGCTTTTTTATAAGTCGCCTGTGTTTACTAACCTTATTGGAATATATATAAACTCTGCTGCTTTTGTAGGTTCAACTGCAATATCTATATATAACTCGTTTCTATCTATTCTAGCAGGTGTGTTGTTGCTTTCATCACACACAATAGCATAATCATATATTCCACGTTTAGTTACAATTTCTTGCATAAAGCCTTCAAAAACATTTCTAATATTATTTCTAGTTAAACTATCATTAGGCTCAAAAATGAAAGGTCTAGCAATTACTGCAAATCGTTCACGTAAATAAATTACTAATCTTGATACATTTATTCTATCTAAAGATGAACTAAATGGATGTAAAGTTTTTTGTCCAAAAATTGCAATTCCTGTTCCTGGAAAATTAGCTATTGGATTAACTTTATTAACATACAAACTATCTCTTTGACCTTCATTTAGTGCAAGAGGAACAAACTCATCTTCACTATCTAAATATCCAACATTTGTAGCATTCGAAACAATACCTCTCGTAAGCCCGGCAGGAGCAAACCAAGGATAAGATACACTATCATTGTAAGCTATTGTTCTTAAACTAACATAACTAGGTGGCAATAATACTGTTTGACCGTCTATATTAGATCCTAATGCACTAGGATAATAAACTGCCATGTTTGCATTTTTAGGACTTACTAAACCATTTTCTCCGTTTTCTACTGCAGAAGTACCTAATATCCAATCTGTAATTTTTTGTGGTGTAGTTCTGAAAGGAGAATCTATAACAACAAATGCAGTTTCTTTTCTATCTGTGCTTAATGTGCTTAATTCATCAGCTAATTCAGGATATCCAGGACAAGCGATTAAATTAAAACTAAATAATTCAGATCTAATATCTACATTAGATGAAACTGCTTCTTGTAATTGTTTAACTATTACTTTTCTTACTGCTTTTCTACCAAACATTCCAGCACCGGTAGCAGAATTTCCTGCAGCATTTCTCCATTTCCACGTAGTATTTAAACTAGCATCATATTGTCTTACTGTATTAGATGTGTGACACATATTTACTGCTAGCATATTTGCAGGATAAAGCACTGGATTAGGACTATCATCATTCAATAAAGTAGCTCCTACACCTGCATTTGATACATCTGCCTTAGTTGCAGTAATGTCACCAAAAATAACTCCATTTGGAGTAGTTTGATCAGTATTATCTTTTAATACCCATTGACCATTACTATAAATTTTAATAGCTGGAAAATTATCTAGATCATTAGTATCTATCCAAACATCATTTGTAACTGGCGCACTAGGTGCTTCTGTCCCTACAGAAGATATTGCTTTAGGTCTCCAAAAACCTCCATTTTGTATATATAAGTCTATACTAGTATTATTGATAGTATTGTCATACCAATATCTTTTATCAACTGTATTACCTTCTATTGCATTAAAACTTGATGTTAATTGATATGCAGAAGTGCCAACTGCCAACGGGGTTGATGCTGTAGTTAATCCATCAAAAGTTCTAAACTCAAAAGTTGCATTTGTTCCTGATGCATATTTTAAATATATGCTATTTGCAGATGGTATTGTTCCTCCATACAAATTAACAATAATATTCCCTGGATCTGTTATACCAGTTATGCTTCCACTAGTCAATGAAATAGCAGTTACTTCTCCTTTTGAATTAATTGTAGAAGTTGCTGTGGCTGTGGATATTGTTAAACCATTTTGATTTGTAAATGTAACTGTAGGTGCTGTAGTGTATCCTGAACCTTTTTCAGTAATTGTAAATCCTGTAACTGTTCCCCCTACTATAGTAGCTGTAGCTCTAGCTAAAGTTCCATTGTTAAAAGTGCCAGGCCTAGTAGCATGTAGATCATCTTTTAAAACAGGTACTATTACATCAGCAAAACTTTCGGATGTACTATCATATCTTTTAACAACAATATCCATTCCAAAATTAAAACTTGTAGTTTTAATCCAGATATCATTTTCATTTATATTTGTAGGAACATTAACATGGCTAGTAATGTCTACTTCTCTACCTGTTGAATTTAAGTCTCCTGTTTGATCTATTAATGACCAAACTGTAGAAGTTGTTTTCAGATAGTATCTAATAGGATTAATAGTTGCATCTGTCGAATCCTTGGTTACTATTGCAAAATCTCCTACATTGCCATAGGTTGATAAAGGTTTTGCTAAAGCACCTACTCCAGTAACTTGAGCTGAAGTTAAAACATGAGATGAAACTGCTTCGAAATTGTTATTTTCATCTGCTTGACTTATACCAAATGCAGTTGACGTTAAATCAAACCATAACGAATTGTTAGCTGGTGGCCCTTTAGGCTCAGTTGAGGTATTATCTAATTGATCTAAATCTACATCTGCTCTTAAAACATACGCTCGATTAGCTAAACCTAAAAAGCTGTATGCAGTTAATAAACCGTATTCATTTCTTTCTCCTCCATGAACACTTGTTCCGCTTACTTGCTCAAAGAACGGTTCTCCATAGTATTGAACTAAATCTCGTTGAGATGTAATTAATTTTAACTTATTTGATTCAGATTTGACAGTATAAGCAGCAACTCCTGATCCACTTATATCACTTTTATTTTCACCTGTAGCTATTACAATTAGAGGTACAGTTCCAGTTCCGACAGAAGCATAAATGCTTTCATCAATAACTTGAACGTCAACTCCTGGAGATACTAATGTTGCCATGTTTAATAGTCCTTTATAGAAAAATACTTGTTAAAATATTTATCAAAAGAACTATAAATCAGCTTTAAAAGAAGATTTTATCCAATTACAAAACTATATGCAGATGATCCGTCTATATATAGTGTTAATTCTTGCTCTAATTTTTCTTTACTTGCCATAGCATCTTGTTTTAAAGCATCTCCATTTAGTTGAGTGCCACCTTGAGGACTGGCTATGGTAGCAAATTTACTTCTAGCTTCGCCTAACATCATTTTTGCTTCTGCTACTGACCATTCCTTTAGCCAAATGCCACTATAAGGATCTTGTAATAATTCATTTTCAGGACGAATATTAAATATATGGAGTATAACTTCTGTTTCACTTTTTATTCTTCTATGAAGTAAAAGTTTTTTTGTAACTGGATTCCAAGTATATTGTATTTCTGCACCAAATAGTCTACTTAAAGTTTCTCTACTTTGTGCAAGAAAATCAAAATTTGCCATTCCCCCACTTCTTGCAGTATTTAAAAAGTATAAATTAAGATAAGCAGCTTCAAATGGTTCTATTTCATTACCTGCCATACCTGTTACACTAGAAGTTCTAGTGTAAATATCTCTTACTTCAGTTATTTCATTAGGTAGAATGTATTCGTTTTGATCAACTTGTAATTGAAGTATTAAAAAGCTTTCTTCTACAGCATTTTCCGCTCGTTGCCTATATTTTTGTAAGGCTAGGTTTATTGCTAAATTATAATGTTCAGGATCAAGCTCAACATCAATCATGCCTCCACCTAGACTAAGTGTAATTTCATTTATAAGCTCTTGACGAGTAGTAGCCATATTACTTTTCCAATTTTAGAAATATTTATCAGAGAAATAGGATAAATTGCCTATTTCTTGTAATGTTTTACTTACCTATACGACCTTTGGGGTTTATTACCCTACCTTGACCTATTTTATTAGCATCATCAGTTTCTTGTTTCATCCACATATCCTGCTTAGTACTTCCTGTAGATATTGGCTGTGGAAACTTACTAGGATTTACTGACTTTTGCATATTTTTTTGAAAACTTTGATCATATTTTTGTTTAAACTTTTGTTTTTGCGCCATCATAAAATCATTTTTGTCTTTTTGTGTAGGTAATTGATTAAAACTTTTCCTGAAAGCTGGACTATTTATTAACTGATGGAACCTTGAATTAAATTCATCATCTTTTTCTGTCAAAGAACTGTTAAACATTTCATAAACTTTACTTACAAGATCGTCTATAGTTTGACTATCTTCTACCATAGACCGAATATTGTTTTTGATATGTTCTTCTTCAGATAACTCTTGTTCCTCTAAATCTTCTTTTTCTTCTTCTATCTCTTCTTCTGTTTCTTGTATATTAATTTGATTTAATAAATTTCTAATATCTGTTGAATTCATAACTATCTCCAAACTAGTTTATAATATTTATATAAACTAGTAAGGTGTGCTATTTATATGTTTTAACAATAACAATTTGATCACTCATAGATCCATTTAACGAAACATTTGTAGTTTTAACTTCATTTTCAAAATATTTTAATGCTTTAGTCCTAGCACTAGAAATATTTTTTAACTGTTCCTTGGGTTTGCGTAGGGTTTTTGCTTGGCTTGTCTGCTCATCATAATTTAGAATTTTAGTTCCTTTTACATCCAAACCACTTTCATCTTGTGCAATATAAACTCCCAACTTTCTTGTTTTCTTATTATAAACAAACGCAACACCTGCTCCTACTATATTTACAGGTTTTTCTCCCACTAATCCAACTGTAGGATCACTTACAGCATATTTGACTTTTGCAACCTTTTTGTCTACAGATACAGGCTTTTTCTTTCTAGGCTTACGTTGTTGTACACTTTCTCCAATTACAATATCACATGCATCAATAATGTCTTGGAGGAATACAGAATAATCCTTCATTTGCTTTTTGGTATAGCAACTATATCCTTCATTCAAATCAGGATCAGTACCTGCAATTACTTCTTGAATTTCTGTAAGTACAGTTTCATATTCTTTTTTTACAACTCTTGCATGAGCTTGGCTAACTTCATATTCTTTAAGAATGCTCAAACAATTACGTTTAGCCATTGCTAACCCAAATGCTCTAGGCTTTAGGAAAAAATAATCTCGTAAATACTCAAATTCTGCAATAACCTCGTTAGACTGGTCTTTAACTCTATCATAAACACTAGC